CCCTCGCGCACCCTCGCGCACCCTCGCGCACTTTTTTCACTAGGAGTTATATGATATGAGCACAATCGGTGCTACAATTGATTTGCTGCATGACCTTCGAGAACAGAAACGCGGTCTTGAGGAACAGGTCAAGCAGCTTTCGGCGAAGATGGAAGCATTGGAAAACCAGTTGATCGAAATGATGGACAAAGAAGGAGTGACGAAATCTACCGGTGCTGCCGCGACGGTTTCTATCACATCTTCGGTCAAGCCGTCAGTCGAGGACTGGGACGCCTTCTATGCGTTCATCCATCGCCATAAGTACTACCACTTGTTGGAACGCCGCCCGTCGGTTACCGGTTGCCGTGAGCTACTGGAACTCAAAGGTAAGATCCCGGGAGTAGTACCCTTCACTCAGCGCAAGCTGAACCTTCGTTCTGTATAGGAGAGAATCAAAGATGGCAACCCCTCGTACCAAAGCTAATCTGCCCGTCAACTACGAAGCGCAGCTCGCCAAGGAAGCGGCAGAAATTACGAAGCGCATTGCTGCACCCACAGGCGACCGTATTCGCTTCAATGCCAACCGCGCATTCATCACGCCTGACAGAGCAGAGGGCGAGACCCTTGAAGTCGTGATCGTCGACTTCATGTCCAGCAACCTGTTCTACGACGGTCCATTCGATCGCGACAACCCTCAGCCCCCGACCTGTTTCGCAATCGGCCCTGAGCCGTCGATGCTTGTCCCCAGTCCCAACAGCCCGAACAAACAGGCTGAGACGTGTGCAACGTGTCCGAATAACCAGTTCGGCTCCGCGCCCAACGGCAAAGGTAAGGCGTGCAAGAATACCCGCTTGCTCGCCTTGATGCCCGCATCGGTCCTCGATAACCCGAAAGAGGATGCTCCGATCTGGGTCTTGTCCGTACCGCCTACCTCACTCAAAGCGTTTGATTCGTATGTTCACACTCTGTTTGCCAAGCACAATACGGTACCCACTGGTGTGATCACTCAGATCTCGCTCGACCAGTCCAATACCTATGCCTCGCCGCGTTTCAACGTGGTGCGTCCGCTGCAGGGCAAGGAGCTGGGCATTTTCATGTCGCGGCGTGAGGAAGCGATCCAGCGTCTGCTGGTTGAACCCGACGTTTCTCAGTACGTTCCGCCGAAGCATTCGGGGCGTGGTCGTCGGTAACTTGATGTCCGGGGTGGCTACCAGTCACCCCATTTTCTGCAACTACTTTTTGGAGAATCCAAATGGCACGTAAACAAAGCGTTATCCTCACTGCGGCAGATGCAAGGGCCGCCCTCATCGCCGCCAGGACCGCCGTGAAGGACGCCAAGGCCAATCTGGCAGAGGCTAACAAGGCCCGTAAGGAACTGGAGGGTCAGTACAAGAGGGCTCTCAAAGCCAAGGACAAGGATATCGCCGCTATCCAGAAGGAACTCGCCGCTGCTGAAGCCGCGCTGCTGAAGCACAGCTCTTCGGTGGCCAAGAAGGCTAAGCCGTCCCCGGTTGGTGTGTAGTCCAAATCACTACCACCCTACAGGGGCCCGAGCACTTGTGTTCGGGCCCCTTTTTTCCAGGAGATTTCTATGAACCACATCATGCTGGACCTTGAAACACTGGACACGTCCTCTTCAGCCGTTGTTCTCAGCATCGGAGCCGTGGCTTTCGACCCGTATACCGACGAGCTGGGTGACCGCTTCTACGTCGAAATGACCGATGATATCAGTACTCAGCAGGCATGCGGCCGCACCATTTCGGGCGATACTGTCTGCTGGTGGATGCGGCAAAGCGTGGTGGCCAAGCGAGTATTCTCCGCTGTACCTTCTGATGGCGTGGAACGCGCTTGTACTCTCGATGCCCTTACTTACTTTACCCGCTTCGTTGAGGCCAACGGCGGTACCAACATTGAGCTTTGGGGTAATGGCGCGGATTTCGACAACATCATTCTCGGCACCCTGTACGACGCATTCGCGCTGGCTAAACCGTGGTACTACAGCCACAACCGCTGCTACCGGACAATGAAGAATCTTGGCATTGGCCCGCGACGTCCGCAGTCTCGTGATGGGGTGCATCATAACGCTCTGGACGACGCAATCACGCAGGCCCGTCATCTACAGGAGATCTTTGCATGCCTCAAACCCCGCTGATCGGTATCACCGGCCGTGCCCGGTCTGGCAAGGATACCGTTGCTAATTTCGTCATCGCTGCCGTCGGTGGTTACCGGTACAGTTTCGCAGACCCTATCCGCGCCATGCTCATGCCCTTGGGCATAGATATGAGCGACCCATACTGGCAGGCCCGTAAAGAGGACGTGATCCCCGTACTTGGTGTAAGCCCTCGGCGGATGATGCAGACGCTCGGTACCGAGTGGGGTCGTAACTTGATCAGCCCGGATCTGTGGGTTGTGTTAGCCCATCAATGTCTGCTCCGCAACGGTCCCGGTATGGTCATCCCTGACGTACGCTTTGAGAACGAAGCTGCATGGGTTCGTAAGCATGGCGGACGGATTATCCATGTTGTACGGCCGAACGTCGCGCCTGTCGAAGCTCATGCGAGCGAGGATGGCATTGAGGTGCTGCCCGAAGATGCACAGCTGTCTAACAGCGGTACTCTTGAGGAGCTTCAACTCTCCGTAAGGGAGCTACTACGTGTCTACGACTAAGCCTGAGAACCAGTTCATATCAAGCGTTAACCGGCATCTTCCGACAACCTACATCGAGAAGATGAACAACCCTTGGCGCGCTGGTACTGCTGATGTCTGGTATTCGGGAGACCGTGGCGACCTGTGGGTCGAGTACAAGTTCATCGAGAGGGTTCCGAGGAGCGCAAGTATCCTCCCGGACCTCACGCCGCGCCAAAAGCGATGGCTCAACAACAGGTTCGATGAAGGGCGCAACGTGGCAGTTGTACTTGGAACACCTACAGGTGGTGTGATCTATCGAAACAAAGAGTGGATGCGTCCATTAGACTACGAAGCCCTTTCTGAGCTGATCATACCGAGGAGTGAAATCGCACGGTGGATTTTTTCACAAGTCGGGACTAGCAAATGTCAATCCCTAACGTAGTTATAACGACTTCCAAAGTTGTCGCCGCTGGCTATAGAATCCTCGTAACTTCAATCTTGGGCTACTACCTGATCAAGGAGGTGGTCCGCATAGAAAGACATGGACGAAAAAATCCTGTTACTAGCCGAGATCCTAACGCAGAGCGAAGTGGAGGCTGGAATCAAACGGGCGACTAGCCAGCTACCCAAACAGCCGCTGGACTTCGACGGCTGCTGTGTCGACTGCGGCGAAGAGTTGCCCCCTCCACGCATCTCCTTCGGGGCGACAACCTGCGTAACATGCCAAACCATTCGCGAACGGAGGGCATCGATTATGAGGCGATCATGACCATAACAACTCTAAAGGAGGCCGAGGCCATAGCCGGCGGACTCGGGGAACCCTCCAAAATGCCGGGCTATGCCTATGGGCTGCCCGCCCGCCGGTGTGTAGTAGGGTCGAAACTGGCGAAAGTTCCAGGGTCCGTATGCTCTGATTGCTACGCGCTGAAAGGGCGCTACGTCTTCAAGAACGTACAGCGTGCTCAGGAGTACCGCTTCAACTCGTTGAAAGACCCCCGTTGGGTCGATGCCATGGTCTTCATGATCAAAAAGCGGAAATGTGACTATTTCCGCTGGCATGATTCTGGTGACATCCAAGGCATGTGGCATCTGGAGAAGATCGTTGAAGTGGCGCGCCAGTGCCCAGAAACCAAGTTCTGGATTCCGACGCGAGAGAGCCATGTAGTACGTAAGTACCTAGCACAGCATGGTGCATTCCCCCCGAATCTCATTGTCCGCGTATCAGGGACCATGATCGACGGCCAAGCGCCGATTCATTTCGCTAATACGTCCACTGTCACAACGGGCGAGAGCCCGACGTGCCCCGCGTATAGGCAGGGTGGCGTATGTGGAACGTGCCGGTCTTGTTGGGACCCGGCAGTTCGAAACGTTTCATACCCTAAACATTGAGAAAGGACTTACCCTATGAACGACCACGTAAACATAGTCCGGGCCGTGTTTCAAGCAGACGGTGTACCGGATACTGAGGTCCGTGTACTGCTCGATCCGGCCGTCGGGGTCGCGTTTGCCATCAACTTCGGTGATGGTAGCAAACTGAAATCTGGTTTCATTTCGTCCAAGCATAGCCTTCAGATCGTCGAGTCACTG